TGTCATCGACGCTATTACTGGTGTTGATAATTCTAAAGGTTTCTCAGTTGTTACTTCTGATACGCGGGCACCATACTCCGCACTTGAATTTGTTACTCATGGTCGTTTAAACAACGTTCTTCACTTAGCATTAGTCAAAGGGACTTTTGGTCTTGAAGGACACAACATGCAAACTAACACTGAAACGGAACAGTTAGCTGCTGATTCGTTAACATTTACTGCTGTTAACCGTTCTTCCGATAAGGTTGCATATGCTAAGGGTGACGAAGCTAACACTGAATTTAAGCTTGATGATTGGATGAAGTTTATCTTCCCAGGGTACACCCCCAGTGACGCCGGCGCCTAAAGTGGCGTCGATAACCCCAAGCTATGATGGCACAACCATCGTTGCTGAATAGTAACTACCACCTTTTCGGTGGTATACATAATTTAATATGAAAGACGAGGAGATTTATATGACTGTCAAAATTGATGCTAAGGTATTAGGAATTAAAAAGCCTATCGAAGTTAACGAAACAAATAAAAACTTGAAGAAAACGTTAAAGGTTCAAATCAAGCTTGAAAAATTGAGCAAGATCGACGCTGAAAACATGTCTAATGAAGAAGCTTACGACGCATTCCTGAGTGGAAAATTAGAGGCAACTGACGCGACAATTGAATTTATCGCTGATATTTTGAAGCTGACAGAACCACAAGCAGATAAGCTGGAAGACATCGAACCAGACGAAACTGATGAATTATTTGGACAAATCATTCAAAAAATCATGCACATTGATGATGAGGATGGTGAAGACGATTCTGATACGCCCAGCGACACCGCAGACGTTTCAGGAGACGCTAGATAACATTAATCGTCTCGAAAGAGATCTTATCCAGCAACATAATGATACCTTTAATAACCTAGAAGAGACTAACTATTTTGACCTTATTGAAACTTTGACGGTTGAAAAGGATGGTAGCCAAATTAGTGGTGACGATGATGATACCGTCGAACCTTTAGGTTATTGGATGGAAGACCATAAAGCTGAGCTTGATAGTCGTGATCATTAGAAACGTTTGATTAGTTTATTTGTCAAGTCTACTTTGGTAGGCTTGTTTTCGTATGTGAGGAGGATTTTATCAAATGAAGCAAGCCGCCTATGGTAGTTTAACATATAACGTTAATATCAATGATACAAAGGCTCAATCGAGTTTGCGTACATTAAAAGGGGCTATTCGCTCCACAGGCCAAGAATGGCGTTCAAGCTCCTCAGCGATGCAAGCCGCCGGCGATAGTGCTGCCGCACTAGACGCTAAAATCACTGGACTGAACAAAGAAATTGAATTACAAACTGATTATAATAAGAGATTAGCAGACGCTTTGAAGAATGCTAACGCAACGACCGACAAAGAAAAATTGGCGGTTATGCGTTGGACGAACGAACTCACTAAGAGCAACGCGGCTTTAAATCGTCGTAAAAGTGAGTTAGCTTCTGCTAGATCTGCTGAAATTAGGTATTCAACAGGCATTGATCGTGCTAAGAAGTCTCATCAAGCATACACTAACTCGTTAGAAGCTAGTGAAAAGGCACTTATCGCTGAGGGCAAAGAAACTGATGCCAACGCCAAACACAAAGAGCTACTCACTGCCAAGACTCGTAATCTAAAAGACGAACTTGGACGTGAAGAAAAGGCTTACAAGCTATTGAAATCAAGCTCCAGCGCTTCTGGCGTTGATATTAACAAGCAATCAGCAATCGTTTCAAAAGCAAGAGAGTCTTATTTAAAGGCCCAAGAAGCTCAGAGAAAATATGCCACTGGCTTGCATCAAATGCAGCAGTATTCAAAGTCGACTAGTGAGATATCAGAATCATTGGCTAACCGTTTGAGGTCCGAAGGCAAAAATTATACTGCAATGTCAGTAGAATTAAGGTCTCTGGTTGGATCTAAGAAGGGCTTGTTAAACCAATATAAGACAGAAATGGCAGAGTTGTCATTGGTAAAGTCTCGTTCAGGTGAAACTTCCGCTGCTTACTCAGCACAAGCCAAAAGGGTAAATGAACTTGGTGCTAAAATCGGTGAAACCGACGCTAAGATCAAGTCACTTAATAAGCACGTAGGGTTATCTGGCAATACCATCAACTCGTTTAGTGACAAGATTGGCGGAATGCAGAAGAAGTATTCTGGCGTCGCTACTGCTTTAGGATCAATTTCTCGTGGATCAGGGTATGCAACACTAGGTATGGCCGCAGTTGCTAAACACGGCACATCGCTTGCCGTTGAGTTGCAAACATCTTTTAATAAGACGAAAAACTTAATTGTCAGTTCAAACACCGAAGGTACCAAAGAAATTAACGCTAACATGGCGTTAATGGAAAAGAACACAAAATCATACTCTAAACAATACGGGCTAACACAGAAACAAGTTGCTGATGGGTATCAAGACTTAATTAAGCGTGGTTATAGTTCTACCCAAGCAATTGGGGCTATGAAAACTCTTGTTAAAGGTGCGATTGCTTCTGGTGATGATTTCAATGATGTTACTGCCGTTTCCACACAGACACTGGAGTCATTTGGTTTAAGAGCTAAGTCAACAGCTCAAATGGCAAAAAATACCTCAACGGTTGTTAACGAAATGGCTTATGCCGCTGATATGACTGCTACTGACTTCCAAAGCCTAGGAAAAGGTATGGAATATGTTGGTAACACGGCTCATCAAGCTGGATTTAGTATATCTGAAACAGCTAGTGCTATGGGTATTTTATCGAACAACGGTCTTGAATCTGACAAAGCTGGTACTGGGCTAAGAAAAACAATTAACTCGTTAGTGTCTCCATCTAAAAATGGAGCAGCCGCCTTAAAGAGTTTAGGGCTTAACACAAAAAGTTTTACTGATAAAAATGGAAAAATGAAGTCAATGTCCGCTATTTTTGGCATTTTAAACAGTCACATGAAGAATCTTTCTGGACATGATCGTACTGATGTTTTTCATGCTATTTTTGGTACTACTGGGCAACAGGCCGGTGGTATCTTAACAGACAATTATAAAGCATTGGATAAATTAAATGGTCAAGTTGAGAGATCAGCTAAGAATGACTATATTGGCAAATTGGCTCAAAAGAACTTAAAGACGTCTCAGAACCAGCTTAAGATTTTCCAGCCGACTTTGCAAGCATTAGAGATTGAGTTTGGTAAAGTAATTTTACCATATATCACTAAAGGTGCTAAGGCGCTAACGATCATCATGGATAAGTTTGATAAGCTTAATCCAAGCGCTAAAAAGGCCATTGCTTCTGTTGCACTACTTGTGCCAGCAATTGGATTGGTTTCTGGTGCTGTTGCAGCCTTTATTCGCAACTCTGGTACAATTGCATCAGTCGTATCTAAATTATTCAGTACGAATAAAATTGATACGTCGAGTGCAAGTAAGATTGCTGTGGCTAAGATCGACGAACAAACAGCAGCTGTTAAATCTCTTGCGGCGGCTTGGGGTGAGGCCGGAGAAGCCGCTGGAGCAGAAGCATCTGAGGTTGCTGGGGGAATCGGTGGTGGAGCTGGCGGTAAGGCTGGAAAGGCTGGAAAGGCCGCCGAAGAAGAAATTACGACAACTCGCTCTGAGTATCGAGCCGCTAAAAAGGCTGGATCGAAAGGTTCAGTATTACGCCGAATGGCGAAAGGCAAGGTTACAACAGAAGATGCTGAGAGAATTAGCAGTCGCGTTGGTAGAATTGGTACTACTGGTTCTAAACTTGGAAAAGTTGCTAGAGTCGGTGGCGGTTTACTAAAACGTGTCCCATGGTTACAAACTGGACTTGCCGCCATGAACCTTATTGGAATTAACAAAAAAAATGCTGGCTCAAAGGTTGGTAAAACAGCCGGACAATTAGGCGGAACACTTGCCGGCGGTGCTATCGGTGGAGGTATTGGTGGTGTCGCTGGTGGCGCTATTGGTACACTGTTTGGACCCGCAGGGACTGTTGTTGGAGCCAAGCTGGGGTCTATGGGGGGATCGCTTGCAGGATCTTGGCTAGGTGGATCGAAAGGTCAAGATTGGGGTGGCAAATTAGGTAAGAAGATCCAGAAGTCCATGAAGAACTTCAAAATGCCTAAGATGTCATCAATTACCAAGTCAATCGGTGATTGGTTTGGTGGTATTGGTAAGTGGATTAG